AAAAACTTCGTTTGGTAAGTAGCCAATAATGGGTGCTTACCGTGTTTAAATTGAGTAGATAAGAAGGAGAGACAATATGTCTTCAGTTGCTGCTCCCTTCGGTCTGCGCCCGATTGGTAAATTGGATTCTGGTTCACTGGAAGTTTTCCGCCAGTACCCAATTTTGTCAGGTTACGCTACTGATATTTGCACTGGCGATATCGCACAGCTTGTAGATAACGGTACAACAACCACCATTCAAAAGCAGTCCGGAACAGGTGATGATTCAACCGCCATTGATATGGTAGGTATCTTTATGGGTTGTTCATACACCGATCCTAACTCAGGTCAAAAAGTGTTTTCACAGCATTGGCCTGCTAGCACCGTTGCGTCTGACGCAATGGCGTATGTCGTAGATGATCCAAATGTACTGTTCACTATCCAAGCTGATGGTGCGCCTACAAATGTTGGTGACATTTATGGCAAGAACTGCCTGCTCGTTCAAACAGCACCTAACACTTCACTGAAGGTTAGCCGTGTTGCCTTGGACATCTCTGAGCTTGACACCGACCCACAGAACCCAATCCGTGTGATTGATTATTTGGGTGGCGATCAGGGCGATGAGAAAGGTACTTCATTCCCGATTCTGGTGTGTAAGTTTAATTACCATCAGCACACATCCACAACTGGCTCAGCGTAAGGAGTGTAACTGATGGCTATTTCACGCGCACAACTTTTAAAGGAGCTTTTGCCGGGTCTTAATGCATTGTTCGGCATGGAGTACGAAAAGTACGAAAATGAGCATGCAGAAATCTATGAAACTGAAACTTCAGAGCGTAGCTTTGAGGAAGAAGTAAAACTGTCAGGTTTTGGTGCTGCACCAGTAAAGCCTGAAGGTTCTGCGATTTCATACGATTCAGCACAAGAGTCCTTCACCGCCCGTTACAACCACGAAACAGTGGCAATGGGCTTCTCTGTAACAGAAGAAGCAATGGAAGATAATTTGTACGATGCGCTTTCAGCACGTTATACAAAGGCTCTTGCACGCGCTATGGCTTACACAAAGCAAGTCAAAGCTGCTTCTCTTCTAAACACAGGCTTCACAACCTTTACATCTGGTGACGGCGTTACTCTGTTTAATGCTAACCACCCGACTGTACAAGGTGGTGTAAACGCCAACCGTCCAGCAGTTGCTGCTGATCTGAACGAAACTTCTCTTGAGGATGCTGTAATTAACATTGCTGCATTCGTTGACGAGCGCGGTCTACTTGTAGCCGCCCGTCCTCAGAAGCTGATCGTTCCACCAGCACTGATGTTCGTTGCGACTCGCCTGTTGCAGACTGATCTTCGTGTTGGCACAGCCGATAACGACATCAACGCTCTGCGCTCAAACGGATCAATCCCACAAGGATTCCGCGTAAACCATTATCTCTTGGATAATGATGCGTTCTTCCTTACTACGGATGTTCCAAACGGCATGAAGCATTTTGTCCGTACTCCAATGTCAACATCTATGGATGGTGACTTCGATACAGGCAATGTTCGCTACAAGGCCCGTGAGCGTTACAGCTTTGGTGTATCAGACCCACTTGGCGTTTACGGTTCCCCCGGAGCCTAATCGTACTAGGGTACAAATATTGATTGGGCGGCTTTCGGGTCGCCCTTTCTTTTGTTATAATTCATAAGAACCTTGACAGTCGCATAGGGCGGCTGACATTAGCCAAGACAAGGAGTTCCTCATGGCTACTACCACTTTTTCTGGTCCAATCAAGGCCGGAACAATCAAGAACACCACAGGCACAACAGTAGGCACTAACGTTGCAAACGTTGGTCAGGTTGTTATGGCTCAAACATTTTCAGCAGACTTGTCAGGTGGCGCTCTAGCCGCTCAAGTCACTGACGTTGTTATTCCTGCAAACTCTCAGATTATTGACTGTGTGATTGACATCATTACAGCAGCTAACGCTTCTACCAATCTTAGTGTTGGAGACACAGCAGGCGGCGCAGCTACAATCCTGAACACTTTTGCATCTGGAACAGACGCTGGTCGTAAATACCCAACAACACAAGCTGGTGCTGCGTTAGCTTGGCAGGATACTGGCACAACAGACATCCGTTTGACTGTGACCGCTTCTGCTGCCACAAACGCAGGCCTTGTTCGTTTTACAATTCTGTATCAGCAAAACAATAACCTTGCTTAATAGGAGGTTATTATGGCTGATGGTGATGTAAAGGCGTATAACTTTAATACAGGCGACACACCTGCTTTAATTGGTCCCTCTAGGTCTAGGATCAAAAACATCCTAGTCTACGGAACAAATGTCACTGCTTTGACTTTGAAGAATGGAACCGCTGGCGGAACCACACTTCTTGACATTAGCGTTGCCGCAGGATGGAATGAAGTATTCCTTCCCGATGATGGCATCTTGGCAAAAGACGGTGTTTTCTTTGCTGCATTGACTGGTTCTGGAAGTCAGGTAACTCTTCTTCTGGCCTAACTTGGGAGATGTTCCTATGCCTAGAAAGAAAGAAACGCCTATAAAAACGTCTGTTAAATCAGGTAATTTCCGCGCTACTAAAAAGGGCGCGGGAATGACCGCTAAAGGGGTTAAGGCTTACAGAGCTAAAAATCCCGGAAGCAAGCTCAAGACAGCGGTGACAGGCAAGGCAAAGCCCGGTAGCACAGCAGCTAAACGGCGTAAGTCTTTCTGCGCCCGTTCCGCTGGTCAAATGAAGAAGTTTCCTAAAGCAGCATCAAATCCTAACAGCCGCCTAAGACAGGCCCGCAGACGGTGGAAGTGCTAATGGCTGAAAAAGTAGAAGTAACTTTAGCCAGATTAGAGGAGCGCATCAAAACGCTCTCAGATGAAGTGCGTCATGTCCACAAAGAGGTGTCTGATTTAAAAGCTCAGGCAAACAGGTGGAAAGGCGCGTTTTGGGTTATCATAGGGCTAGGTGGCGCTGTAGGCGCTCTAGCCCATTTATTTATTGGCTGGATGAAATGACAATTTCAAGAGCAAACATGGAGAAGCAAGTGGCTTATGGAAAGAAGAAAAAAGTTAAAAAGATGATTGGTGGCGGTAAATTACTGGGATCAATTAGCCCTCTTGCTGGGGCAATCAGCGGAAAGGGTATGTTTGGTAGGGCATTTGGAAAAGGCTTAAAGAACGTAAGCCCGCTAGCTGCTCTTATGAATGCGGGTAAAAAGAAAAAAGGCTCCGCCGCTCCAGCAGCAGACGCTGCTCCACAAGCTGGTGCAGGTATGGGCGCTGACATGATGCAGGGAATGTCTAAAATGTATGGTGGCGGCGCTATGAAAAAGAAGCGTGATGGCATAGCTATAAAAGGCAAGACTAAGGGGCGTATGTGCTAATGGAAAAGAAGTCTGTAACTGCTCCAAAAGGGTTTCACTGGATGAAGTCCGGAAGCAGCTATAAACTTATGAAAAACCCAAGTGGTGGGTTTAAACCTCACAAGGGCGCTAGTCTAAAAGCTGTTTTTCCTCTTCAAAAGGTCCACAAATGAAACGTAATTACAAAGGCGAATATAAAAATTATCAATCGTCTGACAAACAAAAGAAAAGCCGAGCAAGTAGAAATGCAGCTAGAAGTAAAATGGCTAAGGTGGGCAAAGTGAAAAAAGGCGATGGTAAAGATGTGGCTCATAAAAATGGTAACCCGTCAGACAATCGCCGTTCTAATTTAAAGGTTGTGTCTGCCGCGAAAAATAGATCATTTAGACGCACCTCTACAGCGCGTAAGGTTAACAAGAAATCATAATGGCAAAACAGGTTGGAAATGTACATATCAAACGGAAACGGATACGCCGTCCCGGTAAACATAAGAAAAATGTCAATAAGCGAAACAAGCAAAAAGACTTCTTCGGTTAGGGTGCATTGCAAGCGCTGTGAACGATGTGGTGAAAAATTAAATAGTGTCTTTGTCCACGGGCATGAGCAATGCGTTTCATGTGGACAAGTCGTATATGACTGTTGTCAAGGAGAGGTGTCATGCGAGCAGCAAAAATGATGTGCGCCAACAAGAGCAAGAAGCCCATCGCCATGAAAAAAGGCGGTAATCCAGTGGCAAAGAGCTTAGCAAGCCCTGCTCTAAAGCCAAAGGTTGTAAAGCCAAAAAAAGGTAAGGGTTCTTACTCACGGAAGGGCAAGGCCCTTCCTATGTCTTCTGGCGGCAAAACAAAGTCAAAAGTAAATGAGGCTGGTAACTATACTAAACCGGGAATGAGAAAGCGTATATTTAACAGAATTAAAGCTGGGGGTAAGGGCGGCGCTCCGGGTCAGTGGAGCGCTAGAAAAGCTCAAATGTTAGCGTCAGCTTACAAAAAAGCAGGAGGCGGTTATAAATCTTAATGTAATCATGTTTTGTCTTATTTCTGCTAATCCTGTAGAGGTAAAGGTGACAGTGCATGATACATATAAATGGCTGTCTAGTTGTCATGTAGGTATCACAGAGCATGGGTTTGATAATCCAAATGCCACATGCTTCTGTGTTAGGGAAACAAATGAGGATAATAATGCCACCAAGAAACCATAGGGATTGGGCTAAAAAGCCTAAAGTGGAACATATTAGTTCCTTAATATATTCTGATCACAGCTTATACGAGCAAGAGATCGAAAACATATTTTCAAAAGTGTGGATACCAATGTGCCACATTAGCGAAATGTATAATATGGGCGATTACCGCACTACACAGATTGCCGGAGAAAAGATTTGTGCTGTCAATACAGGGCCTGAAGTAAAAGTTGTTAAAGCGTATGAGGCTGACCAGTATTTAAAGCCGTCAGGAAACATGACAAAAATGCCAAGTGGAATACCCCTTCATAGTGAGGTTAGGCATGGTGGCATGGTATGGGTAACGCTTGATCCAAATCCTTCTCAAAGTGTGGATGAATGGACTGGGGGCGCCTTTGATTGCATTGCAGATGCTATAGATACAGAAGAAATGGAAGTGTTCCATTATCATAAAGCAATTATAGATACTAATTACAAGTTGTGGCACGACACAAACAGTGAATTTTACCACGACTTCATGCATTATTTTAACCGTGTTTCTGGGTTTAACGATGAATATTTTGCCAGAAAAAATATACCGTTTGATAACGGACACGTTAACGTCAGTAGCTTCACAGTTAACTACGAGGAATACGATGGGTTTGAGGATAGAGGAGAGCTTAGTTTCCCTAACCTCCCTCCCAATCAGTGGTATATGGTGGACCTTTTCCCCGGATTTAATTTTAATTTACGCGGCAGTGCTTATAGAAGCGATAGCGTTACACCTCTTGGGCCAAACAAAGTTCTTATTGAGTTTCGTGGATATGGTCTTAAAAAAGATACGCCTGAAGAGCGCCAAACTCGCATAAAGCATCACAATTCTATATGGGGTCCATTTGGTAGAAATTTGCATGAGGATTTGATTGGTGTCGCAGGGCAGGGAACCACAATGAGAGAGGGGACCGAGCCTCGTAATATTCTGCATGGCAGGCATGAGAATGGTACAATACATGATGAAGTAGGAATGAGACACTACTATGCAGAGTGGAGCAAATGGATGGGTGTTGAAGCGAGCAATCCAAGGTTGGCTGCGTAAGATGTCTGAGGAAAAGAAAAAGCCTATTTCTATAGGTATTAATGAAAACAGCTTTGAGCTTGTTTTAAGAATATTGGGCAATGAGTTCATTGCAATCCGCATAGGGTCAACAAATTTTAGCGGTAAATTGATCGCTGGCAGCATATTGCTGTTGTTCTTTACATTCATGTTATTGGAGGTTTTTGGGTTATCTAGGATATTGGGCATTGAATAATGGCAACAAAGTTAAATGAAAATACTGAAGTTGCTCTGCCTCTTCGTAACATCATAAGCATGGTGGCTGCTGCTAGCGTGGCAACATGGGCTTACTTTGGTATCATAGAACGACTGAACCAGATAGAAACAAACATTACAATGATGGAGGCTGATTTAGGTCAAAATACAGAATTTCGCATTAAATGGCCGAGGGGTGAAATGGGCAGTTTGCCTGCGGATTCTGAGCAATTTATGCTGATTGAGCATCTGTCAAATCAGTTGGATGATTTGTCCACTCTAATAGACGAGGGGCGGGCGCCTTACGATCAGCAACAAAAGCTAACACTAGAGTTTTACGAGAAGAGACTTAGTGCATTAGAAGAGAATTTAGAGAAGATGAGAAATGGAAATCATTAAAACCATAACTCTCATATTATACATGGGCGGTGACGTAACTGAGCATACGGCATTTGAAAAGATATCTAAATGCCTAAAAGCTAAAAGAACCATAGAAAGGAACCTGTATAAGAAAAGCCAGACAGTGCGGTACTCCTGTGAAAACAAGACTGTGGAGGTATCTAAAAATGAAGACGGCTCTAATTATATAGTTCGTATAGTAGAATGATAGAGTTTGTTCTTGTGGTTTATATGGGTTCTAAAATAATTAATCAGACTCAAACTTTTGAAGACATAGATAGATGTTTATACTTCGCAGAAAGGCTTTCGGGACAGCCAGCTATGAAGAAAGACGATGAAGGGAGAACGGTCAAAATGATGGCGCTGTGCAAACCAGTGTCCAAGTAAGGAAATAAAATGATAGCAGAAACCTTAGCAGGAATTTCTTTGTTTAAAGCCGCTGTTGATGGGATCAAAGGAACCATAGGAACAGCCAAAGACGTTGGCGAAATAGCCGGGTTTCTTGATAAGCTGTTTGAGGGCGAAAGCCAAGTACAGCAACAAAGAAACAAAAGGTCTGGCGTTGGCGGTTTGGGCGATCAGTTTGGAGTGACAAATGTCGCCAGAGAGGTCATAGACGCAAAGCTAGCTAAGGAGCAAATGCAGGAAATAGCCGCTATGGTGGATATGCGCTTCGGTCACGGGACTTGGTCTAGCATAGTAGCTGAGAGAGCTAAACGCATACAGGAGGCCAAGCAGGCGGAAATTGAGAGACGAAAACAGGAAGCAATAAAGTATGCACAAATGCAGGAAACTATAGTTCATGGTATCGTGGCATTATTAGCGGCTGTGGCAATAGCGCTTGGTATTGCATCTATGATATACTTCGCATCAGGGAGTTAAGTTATGCCTTTGAAAAAATCGCAAAAAAGTTTGAAGTCTTGGACTAAACAAAAATGGAGAACAAAGAGTGGCAAGCCCTCCACGCAGGGACCGAAAGCAACCGGAGAGAGGTATTTACCGTCATCAGCTATTAAAGCCCTCTCACCTGCGGAATATGCGGCCACCACGCGCGCTAAAAGAAAAGGAACTAAGGCTGGTAAGCAGTTTGTCAAGCAGCCTAAAAATATACGAGCGAAAGTAAAGCCGCATAGAAAGGTCAAGTAATGCCTGTAGTAACACCTGATTTACCTGAGATATTTGAAGAGGCGTTTGAACGCGCTGGTCTTCAGATGCAAACAGGTTACGACCTAAAAACTGCGCGGCGTAGTTTAAACCTATTAACATTGGAATGGCAAAATCGTGGACTTAATCTCTGGACTATCGACTCTGGCACACAAGCTCTCACAGCAGGCACAGCGACTTATCAAATGCCTGCGGACACTATTGACCTCATTGAACACCAAGTTCGTACAGGCTCTGGGACAGAGCAAGTCGATACTAGCTTGGAGCGTATCAGCGTCTCAAGCTATGCTCAGCAAAGTTCTAAAAATCTGCAAGGACGGCCTTCTCAAATTTTTGTTGATCGTCAAGCAACGGCTGTCAATGTTACTTTGTGGCCTGTGCCGGATTCTAGCTCGTATACTTTATCGTATTTCCGCTTACGCGGAATCAATGGCATCTCGTCTGGAATAGGAACGACCGCTGATGTGCCGCCAAGGTTTGTGCCTTGTCTTGCGGCTGGCATGGCTTACTACATAGCCATGAAAAAACCCGAAGTGGCGGCGCGTGTGGCTCCGCTTAAAC